GTTTTTTCTGAGGGCTGTGAACGCACAGTTGATGGTCCCCTGTGTGGTCTCCTTGTACACCTCTTCTGCGTCCAGGAAAGCAGCCTCCAATGTAGGATAGAAGAGGTCCGCATCCGCTGATTTGAACCGCACCAGACGAGTCTCTTCGGCGTTTCGCTCCACTCCAATGTCCACTGTCGCACCTTCGATGCTCCCAAGGATGGTACTGAGTGAAACAGCTTTCAAGATGAACCGTGTGTGCGACTTTACTTTGATGTCGGCGGACCTTCGTAAGCAGCGTCCGTAGCTATAGAAATCCAGACCCACCACTTCCATCGAAGCTTTTCCATTCTCATCTGCTGGGCGTAGATCGAACTGCATTCGCATCTCTTCCTGCTTCAAACCCGGTTTGATGGCAACCAGCGCAGCTGCCTGCGCAAGCGTGTCAGCAGGAATCCTTGCGACGATGGGCATCTCGTAGTCGGTAGGCTTCGTGTTTTCAATGATGTCTGCAGCGTCCTGATCGGCTGGCAAATCATACTTGGCTTTCGATGTTGAAAAGTGAACCAGCTTAACGTTGTGGTCGTACTCGATAGTGACCGTTCCGCTTAGTCTGTACTTGTTCACCTCAACCAGGTCGACGCCTATGCTACCTTCACGCAGCATCTTTGCCTCGATCGTTTTTTGTACGTAAGCTCCGCTGTTGACCACGTCGATCAAAAGGCGCCCTTCCGCCACCTGTAGCCGTCCCTTGAAGCCACCAGCTTCTGAGGTCTTTTTACCACCCTCCCCGCTCAATCGCTGTAACGCTTGGAGCGCATTTACCGCCTTCTTTAGGTCTGTCGCAGCTACCTTGGCCTTCATTGATCAAGGCTCCTCTCTGGTGATCTTGTCGACTAACTGAACACTAACTCCGTATAGCTGCTGGTCTGAAAGAAACTTCATGAACCCAGTTGGGTCGCCCTTCTGCTGCTTCGTCCGTAGCTTTAGCGCGTCTCTCAGGCGGATCAGTTTGTAGTTCAAGTCGATCTGTTCCTTATATTTTACAACACGTGCCAGCTGTTTCTCTGTAAGAGCTCCCTTGGCCTTTGCGTTTTGGTACGCTGCACCAGGGTGAGTGCCGTGTTGCGCAAGCTCAGTTAGTAGTACTGTGCGCATCCTGGGAACACCTCGAGGAATGTTGTCCGAGTCCCCCAGTAAAGACTTCAAACAAGCTACGTTTTCAGGAGGAACACCTAGTAATTCTTTACATTTGTACGCGTTTACTACTCCGCTCTTACGTACTACCGCGCACACTGCGTCGCCACGAAGCAGCTGCCATAAGTCTCTGTCTTCGCTTATTAGGAGCGCTTTACTACCCTTTTCCATGCGTTTGACGAAGCAAGCTATTGCGTCGTCCGCTTCCCCTTCTGGTGCTCGTATCAGTGTACCCTCAATGAAATCAAGAAGTTTCTTGGCTTTTTGCGCTATCGTATCGAAGTCGGAGTCTGGTTTCCTATTCGCTTTGTACGCCGGAAACATGCCTGCTCGTATCTCGCTTCCGCGTCCCTCCAACGCAACTACTAAGCGGTGCCCTGGGTGTTCCCTTTTCAACTTTGCTAGCATAAACACAATCAATTCAAGCACTTTGCTGCTGCTTCCGGAATGGTATGCACGTCTTATAAAGTTGGACCAGTCAATAATTAGGTACTTTTTAGGCTTCTGCACAATAGGCAACATACCCGTATTCTTTGGGTTTTTGATGCGTATCATGCTATTTTAGCGCTTTTCTACTTGACAACGACATGTTTGACACACACAATTGTAGTAGTGCACAGATTGCACCAGAAAGGAGACTGACGTCATGAATAACCGTAACAGTCATCTCCGTGCGAGTTCTACTCAGTTTAGGACCCTTCAGCGCTACCCGCGTCATCCGGGTGTTTGGCGTTCCCTCGGGGTGCGCCTTGGGAAGGCTACACGTGTTGTAGTCGGTTCCACTAGCGTGCAGATCGTACGCCCAAGAGGTCCCAACCGCTAGCTTTCGTTGTTTGTCCATACGCCGCTGCTTGCGCTTATCCTGCCGCCGCTTCCATTTCCACTTCCACTTGTTGTCCCCTGATTTCCTACAGATCCTGGGGCTGCAGTGGTTATGTTCATGACGTCCAACATGAACCGCGCTGGGATACGTGCAACCCTTGTATGCCGCGCTTTGGCCAGCCTGAGCTCTACGTTGCCTGTTTGCTCTTCTTCCTCACCGTAGCGCCACCAAAGCCAGTAGTCCGTGTTCTCCTCCACACTTTTTCCGTACTTTACCCGCTCGTCATCTGAAAGCTGTGACAGCAGTATAATGACAACGTTGAGCTTCTTCGCCATCATGGACAAGTATCTAGAGTACTCCATCTGCATCTGCCAGGTGTCTTTCCCCTGGGCGTGCATCAGTGTGATGTAGTCGATAATGATGACATCGTACATAAGAGGCGCGAGTAGGACATCAATCTTCTGTGGGGTGAAAAACGCGTCCTTGACGGGCCATAGGGTGTAGCAGCAGCTGTTGACGCTTCCATGCTCCTGCCACTTCTTGAACGCAACACCTGCAGTTTTGCGCTCGTCCTTCGTCATGTACTTCGTCACGCGGACCTTGTCGTGCGGCACTGTGCTGATGTTGGACACCACGCGTCGCAGGAACTCCCGCTTGCTCATCTCGATGGAGACGTAGCAGACGTTGTGGTTTGACTTGAGATACTGGTTGATGCTCATCACCATTCCCAGTGTGCTCTTGCCTCCCCCACGTGGTGCTGAGATGGTTACCAGGTTGCCTCGTTCGAAGCCGTGTAGATGAGCGTCCAAACCCTCCAGTCCGCTCGAAACAAACTGATTAGGCGTGTACTCCATCAGGTCTAAGAATTCCTGCTTCGCCTCCTCGTCTGAACGCCTGCTACCAAAGTGAGCCAGCGTCTGCTTACCGCTGACACCCTGTAGGTCGCTTAGTCCCCTCTCCCACGCGTGCCTAACCGATTCGATCTCCTCCTCACCAACATTTCCCTCAGCAATGCTGTTGACCACCTGCTGGATGCTGTGGACAGTGCGCACTTGCTGGTAACGTTTAACCTGCTCGATGATTTGAACAACACGCTCTTTGCCGAACTTTCCTGCCGCTGCCCTCTCTTCCGGCGTAGCCTTGATGAACGTTACCGCTCCTTTTGAGCTAGAAATAGCAACGTCCTCTGCGAAATCTAACGCCGTGCCAAAGCTCTTACCAGCCTGCAAGAGCACGTTCATCCGCTTGCGTGCGAGGATACCGTACTTCCAGCCAAACGTATCCTCGTCCGTTTCCGCCAGAATCATGGCACGAATGCGAGGGCTCCGCGTCTCCAGTGCGCAGACGATTAGCTTCTGCTCGAGCTCCGCTGAGTAGAGATGCGCCATATTAGTCGTTCCTCAGGTCTTCCGGCTTCACGTCTTTTACGCGCAGAGCAATGTCTGGGTAGGAGCCCATCTTCTGTACCGCCCACTTTGCAGGGTCTTTTGTGCCACCCACCACAACCAACTTGATGGTGTGGTAAAAACGGTTGGTGAGATCACGTACCTGCTGAACGCGCTCAGGGGTGGCCTTCTCCAGAATGTTGTGAATAACTGCGCACCCAGGGTAGCTCTCCAACCGAGGTACAGGCAACGCAGCGTCGAGGACCGCCACGTCCCTTCCTTTGATCTTCATGTACTCTGTGAGCATATAATAAGCCAGGTGCAGCCCTCCTGTGTCTGTGGGGGTCGAGCCTATAACCACGAGTGGAGCCTTTCGTGGGGGCCTTTCAGTAAGCCTACGCACCCATTGGCGCTGTGCTGCCACCGACAGCGCCTTCTCTCGGAACTTTGTGGCCATGAAGAAGATGTTCGCCTTCTTGGGGTTCCAGAAATGAACTGGCACGAGAGCTCTACACAAAGCTCTTTCTTGCGGAGTGCTTGCCAGGAAGATGTCGGGATTACTTCTTTTTGCCATGCTTTTTCCAGAGACTGAGCCCAGTGAGGTTTGCCATCCCTGCATCTATTACTTTTACAGTCCAGCCCTCCGCACGGCACAATCTCATGCGATTTTTGTAGGCCCCTTCAAGTTGGCCACCACCCTCATCAACGTAATCCCGGATGATGGGGTTCTCTTTCCCAGCAAGCCAACGACGTGCTCTACCGTAGGCTTGCTTGGTATTTTTGAGGGAACTCACGGGTGTGACAAAGTGCAAGCAGTCGATGACAGGCAGGTTCACCAGCTGGTTCAACACCTTCCCGGCAAACAGTATCTGCACCTTGCCCTCGCGTACCTCCCTGTAGATCATCTTCCGCATAGCCTTGGGCGTCTTCCCGTCTACGTAGCGCACGTCGTAGCCATCCTGAGAGAGCATCTTGTAGAGCTTCTTTACAACAGCAGTTCGTACAGGGGAAATACAGGCGATAGTGCGCTTGTTGTCGACGTCTTTGCGTAGGTACTTCTGGATGAGCTCGTAGCGGTCCTCGTCCGCAACGATGTGTTTGAGTACCTCTTTCCACTGGTAGTGCTTGGGGAAATTTCGCTCGTACTGCCAGGTCGGGCACGTCGTCCCCGTCTCGATGAAGTACACCGTGGGAGGCATCTGCTTTGCCGTCCCTCTAGCTACCACAGGCCCAACGATGTCGAACAGTAGGTGGTGGCGCCTGTCTGGGCGTTCTGTCGTAGCAGTTAACCCTAGCAGCGCGAACGCGTTTATCGCTTGCACCACCTTGCAGAACTGCTCGGCAGCAAAGTCATGTACCTCGTCAATCAGAAGCAGCCCAAAGTCGCTTCTATGTTCAAAAAGCCACCGCTTGCCCTTGGTTTTGAGGAAAGACTGCACCGTGCCCACGGTGATAGGATAGATGGCTTTCTTGTTGGCCTTGTACGGCCCAATCAGCTTTCTACCCGTCTGCTCCTCAAGCATCTCGATGTTGGTGTGCGTGTACACCTCATCAATCCACTGGTCGATACCATCTGTCTGGGAGAACAGTATCAGTGTGTTCATACCCAGTGCGCAGATGGCAGCTACCCCAACCACTGTTTTCCCACTACCTGTATCACCCTCAACAATCCCGTAGCCCTTCTTCATGTAAGCGTCGAGGCACCGCTCCTGGTCTGGCCATCGGTGGTCTTCTTTGGTACTCTCGTTCAGCTGGAGTCTAACGCCTAAGGGGACAATCGGGCGCAGGTCCCGGTAGCCATGCTGAAGGAAGGGGGCGATCTTCTCCAGGTTCCCTCTTGGAAAAGCGATGTAGTTACCGTTTGCACTAAACAATTCTCGGTAGCTACGGAACGACTTCTCGACTTTCTTCTTGCTCTTGATAGGTTGGTCAAAGTCGTCACGCTCTACCTCACCAAACTCATTTTCTTTGAGCTTGTGCTCCGTTTCATTCCAAGCGTAGTAGAACGCTCGAAGGTCTTGCTGGCGTACAAGGCCCGCAGGCACAATGAGCTTGTTGGAGAGGGTAATGTTACGACAGGACATAGTAGCTGGTCAGCGGATGCCTTCAATGGCGGCGTAGCGGTCCAGTATGTAGGGGAGTACACTGGGGTCAACAGGCCCTTGTTGTGGATCACGGACCATCTCGTAGCCCTGCTTTCTGTGTGACCACAAGTACAGCGCCCGGATGACAAACTTGTCCTGCACCGGGTCCAGGTCACAGTTCAGGCGTACTACACATAGCTGTTGTACCGTTACCACTATTGCATCCCAATTGAGCACCTTGTCGCGTCGGGTGATACCACTACGACTGTAGATGACGTGCAGGTTGTTTTTGGCGTACGCAGGCAGTGCGCGGTAGATGTCGTCTGGTTTAGCCTCTGTCCCAAAGATAGGTGCTACTAGCAGGGCGACGGGGATGATGTAACGACGTTCATACCCAACTAGCAGGTCTGTCTGCCTGGTGGGCATGTCCACCTTGTAGATCTTCGCCTCTGGAGGGAGGTCTAGAATGGGTATCCCTTTGGGAGGTGCGTAGTTACCATCTCCCAATACGTTCACTTCGCGCCCAACACTCTGTACACCCTCTAGTACTCTTCGTGCTTCGTCTTCCTGTGTCATGTGTTCCTTCTTTACTCCTGGACGGGACGAATCCGTACCTCTAATGCTTTGTTCACTATGTTGCCGTCGTCATCGGTCATGTCCATATCTTCGTATCCGAAGGAGGTGTAGAGGTCTGTTTGTGCCGCTCCAACCACTGATATATCCCCGTAGAAAGCTGTAGACGGTTTCCCCTTCTCGAACTCCTTCTTCACCATCTCCCCGTTTTCTTGTACCCCTACCGCTTTGATGCGCCAGCCCCCAAACCCTGATTGGTCGATGTCCCAGGCTACTACGAGTAGCTGGCCTGGGTAGCCCTCCAACACGAACGCCTGCTTCTTCGTGGGATCGAACGCAACAGAGCGCGCCTCTTCTCCTCCGAAGTTGATGACTAACGGTGTCTTCTCTTGGTTATTCTTCGCCATTGGTTTTTTCGGCGTCCGTTTGTGCAGCTAAACGTTTCCGCGATTCGCGTTCTTTCGCCGCTTGTTGCTTTATCTCTTCAGCAAACGTGTCCTGCACATGAACGTCCCAGGCTTCGGAGTCAACCCAAGCTAGCATGCGGCTGTCATGCAAAAGTCCTTCGTGTTTGAAGATGTGTGGGGTGAACGATTGGCCCGACCTGGATTGTCTAATCACCAGTATGGGAGTAATTCTTGTAGGGGTAAACGGTCCCTGTGGTGCGTCCACCAGCCCTGATTCAAGGTAGTACCCAAGAAACTTGTTGAGGTCTACACCGAACTGCGTAAGAAAGTTCTCGCTTGTAGCTCGAGCGTCACCAAAGAACTTCCGTACAGCTTCTTGAATTTCTTTGTCGTTGCCCAGCCTGTTGAACTCTATCCAGCGTGGGAGAAGGTTGCTCATAGGATCGACTTCTTGCTCATCTGCAAGCATGAGTTCTTTTTGATCGTTATCCGTCATAATCTTCCTCCTCGTCCTCCTCGTCGTCGGCACCGTCGTCCTCTACGAAGAACGCGTTTTTTACCGCTTCCACATCCTCACCACGCGCTTCCGCTTCTTTTATAAGGTTCTGCAACTCTTCTGTCGTTACCATATCCGGGTAGGGGTACCCGTCCAACTCTTCCCTGGACATTTCTCGTGTCAACCGAGCGTCCACTTCGTCTGGGTGAAGTGGGGTGACTTTGCTGCCTGTCTTCAAGGAAAGCGCTGTCCCACCTTCAAGTATTTCGGAATTGAGCTCCGTGAACTCCAGGTCTTCTGGATCTTCTTCGGCGGCTGTCATAACTATTACAATAATATCGAGTATCTGAACGTCGTGCGGTGGTTCCTTCTTGTCGAGGTCTATTGAGATGAGTAGCGTAACTGAGTAACGTCCTACAGGCCAGTTGTTGAGGTTGAGCGCTTCTAGTATCCCACCTTCTACGAAGTCGGGGCAAGTAATCGTAGGTGTCAGTGATGGCATACCCAGTACGGTCCATTTTGGGTCTTCTTCAAGCTCTTGGTCGTCACGACGATCAATGGCAACGCTTACAGTGAAGTAACGGTCGTACAGAGAGTACAGCGTACGGTGCGTTTGTTGTACCAAACTGAAAATGGACAGCCCTTTTTGTGCTACCTCATCGTTGGTTACATTGGCGATGTCTACCGTGCTCAGCACCGCACCAACACGTTTGGTTTCTTTCCTCCCTGTAAGCTCGCCCGTTTCTGGGTCACGTTCTTCAAAGGTGATGATGTCATCCTCTTGCAGGTTGAACACACCGTCATTGAGCTTGACGTCAAATGTTTTCGTGCCTTCCAAATACTGTTTGAATTCCTCAGGACTGCAAGAGTGTCTGAGATGTTGTGGCGGTTCTGTAGAAAGCATATTGCTGATCCTCCTAGCACTCCGTGTGCATGCACACTAAGCAGTGTGGGCACTTTCCTGGGATGTTAACGTAAGTGGCGCTCCCACACTTTGGGCAGATGTCAAAGTCGAACCCCAGGTTGTCTGTTTCTGTATCTTCGCTGTAGAACTGCTCACGGTCCTCGTTCATGATCCAAGCGGTCACCTCTTGGTGGTCTACTTCTTTGTTGCCGTCCACCTGGGTGAGGAACGACGCAACCTGGTCCTCACCCATCGGTACGTTGGCCATTGGGAAGTTTCCAGACAAGTAGTCGTGTAGTATCTGAGCGATACCATCTGGCAGCGACATCACCTTGTCGGGACCGAAACCCACTTGACCACGTCCTGGGATACGGTGCAGCTGGTCACGGATGATTTCCAGACGTGCTTCTTGAGAGATCACCTCGCCATCAGGCATACGCAGGATAACAGAGATGAGCCTTCCCAGAGCCTGCACGTCTGCGGAGATGTCCCCTTTGCCGCTGACAAGGAACAGGTCGTATGGCTTCCCTGTTTTGTGGTGGAAACGCAGCCCTGCGTGCAGTCGTCCAACCGGGGTCTCTTTGCTCATGATGACCGCGAGTCCCGAGTCGATCTTCGGGCGTAGCACCGCCATCCCGTTGCCCTGCTTGTACTCGTCCACCACCACAACCGGAACGTCGTGGTCCTCTTGTGGCTTCTTTTCAACGCCACTGTCCTTCGTGTAGAGAACCTGCTTGTCACGGCTCCCGTCACGGTAGACAGTACCTCCCTTGCACCCGAGGTCGTACATGAGCTTGTACGACCTCGCAACGTCTTCCTGGGTTGCGTTGTTGGGTAAATTAATCGTCTTGCTGATCGATGCGTCGATCCATCGCTGCGCTGCTGCTTGGGTGCGCACATGCTCCTCAGGCGTGATGTCCTGGGTTGTCACGAAGTAGTCTGGGAGCTCCTCTCCATACTTCTTCTTCATCTCAGTTAGGATGTTGGCTTCCTCGTCTGCCGACCCTATGCGACTTCTTGCCACCCACGCAGGTAGGAAGTACGGTTCTATGCCTGTAGTAGTTCCCAACATCGTTCCCACCGAGCCTGTGGGTGCAATGGTGTTCAACGTAACATTGCGTACACCGTTCTCACTGATGTCCGTTTTTAGCTCCGGGTGCGCTTCTCCAAAGATCTTCATGAACCCGGAATTGAGGTACTTGGAGGCGACAAACTTTGGAAATGGTCCGCGTTCCCGCGCAAGCAGCATGGACGCCTTGTAGCTGCCATACGCCAGCTTGTCGAACAACCAGTCCGTGAACGCAACTGCATCGTCCGATCCGTAACGGAGCCCCAGGCGTACTAGCAACTCTCCATAGCCAAGGATGCCCAACCCAATGCGCCGCTCCCCACATTGTTGCTTTTCATTCTCTTTTATATGGTAAGTGTTCAGGTCTGTCACGTTGTCCAAGAAACGTACACCGGTAGAAATCACCGCATAGAATTTGTCGAGGTCGAAGGCTTCTGTAGCCTTCTTCCATGGCTGCTGTTGCTTGGGTAGTTGCTCAGCCTCCTCTTTCACAAAGCGCGCTAGGTTGAGATGACCAAGATTACATACCGCATAGCTAGGTAATACCTGCTCGGCGCATGGATTTGTGCAGCTAAGCTTGCCGTAGTAGTAGCTGTTTGACATCTTGTTGGCGCGTTCCATAAAAAGGAGACCAGGCTCTCCTGATGCCCATGCATGGTCGATGATCAGCTGCCAAAGCCACTTAGCTTTTATCACCTTGTAGACCTTGATGGGCTTTCCCGCCTGTTTCCATGCGGTAATGTCACCATCCCAATCTTTGTCGTAGGAAGGATGGCTCGTGTCTGGAAAGATCAACTCCCAGTCTTCGTCGCGTGCTACTGCTTCCATGAATGAGTCCGAGATCAACACGGACACGTTAGAGTTCTTCAGCAGCTGTTTGCTTCTAGAGACTTTACGTCCGTTTACCAGGAACTCCTCGCGCAGAGATTTTGCTTGGATGAACTCGACGATGTCGGGGTGCCAGCACCACAGTCCCTGTAAACTTGCACCTCTGCGCGATCCTCCCTGCTCTACCGCACCTGTGATCTGCGAGTACTGCTCCATCCAGCTGACAGCACCGCTACTTCTGCCGTTCACCTTGCGGACTACTTCTCCTCGAGGTCGGTGGCTGCTGTTGTCCCAGCCTACACCGCCACCCAAGCTGAACGTGTTGAACAAACTTTTCCAGTGGTCCGCAATGCCTTCTCGGCTGTCGTGGGGAGGGGGGAATACGTAGCAGTTGAAAAAGGTGAGTGTACGATCTTTACAGCCAAGCCCTGCCAAAATGCGACCAGCAGGCACGAACTCGCGGTTCACCATCGCTTTGTGTACAGCATCTCGGAACAGGGTGTTGTCTTTTTCCTGCGCCACCGCTCCCGAGGACACTCGTTTACAGATGTCCTCGTAGCTGGTTTCGACCAACACGTCAAACGCACGTCTGTCTAGTGAGGTCACCGTTTCCCAGTCAGCTTCGTCTTTTGTGTGGTCAATCAGCTTAACGCTGTACAAGGGGGATCCTGCACTGCTGTTCTTCTTCGTCACAACTCCTAGTTCGCGTGACTCAATTTCTTCCCCGTCACGCTCAAATCGCCTCTTCATCGAGACAACCACTTTATCTCCAACTACCGCGTCTGCATTGGTATCCTTCTGTGCGTATCGGTCAGCAAGGATCCTCTCTTGGTAGTCCTTTGATGATGGCATTTACTGTCCTCTTTGTCATAGATTCCGGCTAGTTGCACCATTTCCTCCTCATGCTGGTTGTGAGCAGCGGTACCCCATGTAGGAGTGCGCGTCGCACGAGGGAGGCGGAGCGGACAAGCCAACGTCGGCTTGGCATCCCCTTAGAACAGTTTTACAAGATGAGGGTGGGTTTTTTGGCTACTGCTTGCAGCCGCATCGGGAACAGACAAGCATGTCTCTTCCAGGGTGGTTTGTCGATCCAGTGCGGAACATGTTCCGTTTCAGCGGTCCGCTGCATTTGGGGCAGCAGTTTGGTGGAGAGATTCTCCTACCTGGTGTGGGTTGTTTGACCGCTTCACGTTCTTGGGGATCATCCTTTAACGTCATCTTCCTCCTCGTCTTCCTCGGCTTCGTCTCCTTCAGCGTCGGCGTCTTCCCCCCACGCTTCCTCCTCGTCTTCCTCAGCCGTGTCTTCTTCAGCCTCGTCTTTCACGGTGAGCTTCTCAACCTCGGAGATCGGTAAAACGATGGCTCCTGTACCGCCCAGAGGGCCATTGGTGGGCTTGAACTCACAGTCGATGCGTAGCATGCTGTCGGCTTCACTCACTCCGGTAACACTGAGCACGCGCAGCCCTGTTACTGGCTCTGAGCGTTCTTGTAGTTGCCGCTCCAACTCATCACGTTCTTCCGCCAGCTTGCCATTCTCTGCTTTTACAGCGTCAAGCTTGGCTGTCAATTCAACGTGGCCATCCTTCTGCTGGTTGTCAAGGTCCGCTGTCGCCTTTTTGAGCTCGGCGTTCTCCGTCTGCAGTTGGGTTACTTTGTCCGTAAGCTTCTGCACAGTAGCATCCGGTTTTGCCCCAGCAGCTGCCTGAGACTTTTCAGGGAGAGCGCCAAAGTGTACGTCCGTGTGCACGCCTTTTTGCGGGTTGACTCGTGAGATTTCTCCACGACGGAATCTTTTCATGTTTTGGCCCATTTGGTTTCCCTCTTTCTATGTAGCCCTGAGGTGGGCTAGCTTGTGATCGTGTGCGTACTTGGCGACATTTGCCGCGTCAACCTCATGCTCGGTAGGAATGCCTTGCCATTCACTATACGTTGTAATGTCGAACTTTTTCTTAACTTTTCCCTTTGTCTTCTTGGTGGAATACCCCACCTCGAAGTTTCTCGACAGCCACGCTTTGTGCTCGGAGGCTGTGACGAGCTCACAGGGGACATGGTGGAACCTGCAGATCATCCGGCACTGCCCGATCATCAGGTTTACCATCTCCATGTTCTTTATAGATCCGGGTCCTGGTCGTTGGTGAAAGCGTTCGATGCAGCAAATGTCGGGTTCTGTATACCGTACAACGCGCTCAAAGAATGCCGCTACTGCGTCCAGTCTGTCAACAGTTTCAGCACCTTCTATTACTTCGGTCTCCTCGAGACCATCATCTCCATACACAGCCCAGGCGAAATTGACTTTCCCAGGGTCGCACCCAAGCACGCGGAAGTCCGGTACTATGAGGTTGGAATCAGACATGGTAGTAATTCTCCGTAATATATTTTACAATTCAGACGTAAGTTATGATGTCGTTTGGGTTGAGGGTGGTTGTTCCTGCTGGGTTACTTTGTTTTTTGTGCCCAGAAAACCTTCCGTAGAGCTCACGAAGCGCCGCTATGTTTTGGTCCAACGTACCGACTGGTGCAGGAACTAGCGGATTCCAGCTGTCCGCAACTGTGTGCGTTGCTGCACCCAGTGCAATGTGCGCTGTGTAGTTGCCCTGAAACGACGTTATAAATGCGGTGAGTAACGCTAGAGAGACTGGTTTAGCCAGCGTCTCCGGGTTTGCAAGATCTTGTGCGCCATGTACAGCCAAGCTCAGCAGGTGTGTGTTGTACACATTTCTCAGGTTGTCTGCTGTGTCGTAAGCAGATTGGAGATCGAACGCCCCAAATGGTGCTGGAACATTGCCAAGGTCGTCTACTACGTGCACCGCTGTCATCGTAGTCACGAGTAGCTGTCCGCGTTGCACGTAGCTGGCAAGGTCCGCTTTAGCACCGTTACCCCACTTTTTGAGCTCCTCTTGGGTCATCTGCATGTGCAGCGACGGTTCCAGCCCTATGTATAATGGGCGTCCCTGCGTGCCTACGTAACTCGAAGAAATACCGATTTTATACGGCGAGATGTTCTGGACTTTGATCATAGTACACTCCGACTGCTAGTAGGCGATGATTTGGTTTGGGTTCAGTACGGTGCTTCCAAGCGGGTCACTTTGTATTTGGTGTGAGCGGTATCTCGCGTACAACTCCCGGAGTGCTAGAATGTTCTGCGCTAGCGTTCCAGTTACCGCCACTACGGGATTCCAGGCGTCCGCTACATCATGCGTAGCAACCCCCAACGCAATATGTGCGTTGAAGTTTCCTTGTAGAGAGGCAATGAACGCAGTAAGCAGCAGAAGGGTTGTGGGCTTTGCCAGGCTCTCAATGTTCGCTAGATCTGGTACCCCATGCACCGCCAAGCTCACTATGTGTGCATTGTAGGCGATTCTGATGGTGTCTGCTGTATCGTACGCTTCTTGTAAGCTAACAGCAGTAACTGGTTCTAGAGGGTTCCCAAGGTCGTCCACTAGGTGCACCGACGTGAGCTCAGTTACTTTCAGGACGCCGTGTTGTACGTATCCAGCTAGGTCGGCCTTCGACCCATCCCCCCAATTCCTGAGCTCTTCTTGCGTTATCTGCTTGATTTGAGTAGGACCCAGTCCTATGTATAGAGGACGCCCCTGAGCTCCTAGGTAGCTCGAAGAGAGCCCAACCCTGTACTGAGATACGTTGTGTATTTCGACCATACTCATTGGTGAGCTCCTAGCGTGGCACCTTTACAAACGGTTGATGTTCCTGGACCACCTTTGCGTCGATGTCCCAACTTACAAGCTGTCCGTGCGGCGCAAATTCTTTCGCCTCGAAGATCTTCCATCGGGAATCCCCTTCCACAGAGGCCAGAAAATCTTCTGTGGTGATCGATTTAAGGGTGCTGTCCATCCAGAAGGTTTGGACCTGCCAGTTGTCTATGAGACCCAATTCTTCAAACGCGTCACTTTTCCCTACGCGAAGGATGTTTGCTTTTATAATGTTGTCGGTGATGTTCCTGTAACGTAGGTACACCGACTTCAAATAAGGCGTGGGTGTCTTCGGTGACTCTCTACTCATCACCACACGAATGTCTATCCAGGGATTGAACAGCCGCTGCTTCACGTTGTTCCGTGTAAGGAGTACCCATGTTTGGTCTGCTGGCGCCTTTACATAGGCTTTTATGTTAGTACCAGGTTCGATCCAGTAATCGGAGCTCAGTGCATCAATTTCGCCAATATTACTCGTGAGCGGGATGCGAGCTTCTACCGATCCATACCGCGCACCGTCAATAAGAACAAACGGCGTAGGCTTGCGTCGATTTTTCCAGTCCGGGATAATATTGGATGTGCGCAGGTTCGGGTACGTGATATCCAGCACCTGCGTGGTTGTTCCGTATTTGCTGTACCCACCTACTATGCCTGTCCCAAAGCAGGTTCGGCACATTCCGTCTGGGCTGGTTTCTATATCGAAGCAGCTGCAGCGTCGTCCGGCGCGCATCGCTTGATAGAAGAATATTTTGATGGGGACTGTTTCTACTGCCATTTTGTTCCGCTGCTCAATGCGCGGGATCAGCTGTTCTGTCGCTATATCGTGAGCGTGCTTCTCCAGTACTTGTGACCCATCGGTTACAGGTGTTCTTTTGTGGGTCGGTCGGTAGCTTCGTGTGGCCATGATTACCCATACGTGTCCCCCAAGGGACAAGATATATCTCCATCTATACCTAACCTTAATTTTAGTCGGTTGTTGTTACTCTATATATAGAGGCAAAAATAGAAAGCGAAAATAATGCAGTTCGCTCGAGCCACCTCAGCAGTGTTCGAAGCCACGTTCGTCGATATGGATGGGGAACCAATTTCCTCCATAGACACGAACAGCTATCCAGCGGTGGATGTCAAGGATCCCGCAGGCACCAGTGTGTCTACAGGTATAGGCAAGCCTCTAGGTAGCGGAAATTATTCTTTCCGTTGGTTTGTGCCAGAGGACGCCGAGATAAACACTTCGGACACTCCATGGTCCATCTCCTGGTTTTTTGTTACCAATACAGGTCACAACAAGGATTTTCAGGAAACGTTCCATGTTGTTGACGCTGTAGAACCTGAACCCGAGGAACGTCAGTGGACCTACTTGACTCGAGCGGGTAAGAACGAACGCCTTTTTCTGCCGATGGACACGCAGCCCGAGGAGCTCGGGCTAGACATCCTTGATACCTCTAACCGGCTTGTTGTCAGTATTTTTCCAGCCAACAATACGACTACAGAGGAGATGAAAGAGACGTCCATAAAGGTCCCTTTGCCCAAAAGAAAAATTGGGCGCGTGCGCAGGGATGGGCGCTACCACTACTTCTTCGATACCGACCCGCTAGCGATAGGAGAGTACCTCATTTTCTGGCGTGTCCGTGAAACTGTTGTGTCTCCTGAAGACGAGGTTCAACAGCTACTGCGCGTACCGGAAATGAATTTCTGGAGATTAATACAGCCATTACGGATGCTTATAGACAAGCTGCAGAAGCGCGTTGGTTGGGTGCAAGCGTACGCAGACAGCGATGTTTACGAGTACATTATACGTGGTGTTGGTATGACAAATTCGGTGGCACCGTCCACTAACTGGAATTTGGCATCAATACCTATTAACGGCTCTCGAGGCGTAATTGACGCGGTGTTACTTTACGCAGCAATGTGGGGTTTGATGGCCCAACAGGTACTCGAGACAGAGCTTCAGTTTGACCATGGTGGTCAGACTGTACAGCTTACTTACAATCATGATTACAGCGGTATATTCGGGCACATCAACACGATGCTGGAGAAGTTCGCAGAGAGTAAGCTTCTGATTTACCGTATTGCGAACGGTCCTGGTTTGGTTGGTGTACGTCCAAAGAACTGGCGCTACAACAATCGTGTGTGGCGCGTAGACAACTGGGGCAGTGGGTCGCCCTATGACGTAGCAGCGCTTGCAACCAGCATAGGTCTGTAGAAGCAAGCAAAGGAGTTCGATGATGGATATTCAAATGATGGTAGACAACAACATTCCTATTTATGTAGTGAACCGCAGCGCACGTGTATTAGGCACCGCTCATGTGCTGGTGATCGAGTTTCCACATCCGACGGGTGGTCGTGGCAGCACAGTGAAGATTCCGCCGATCAAGCACCCGATCAACCTTACTCGACGTGTGGCACCCCCCAGTGCGATTCCACTCAGCACAGCGTTCATCGACTGGGTGAACAAGGGCGTGCTCGAGATCATCGATGTTGAGAAGGCGAAAGAAATTCTGTCGGATCCAGAGGTCCGTGCTTCCGTAACGCAGGCGTACAAGAAGCTAGAAGCTCGTCGTGGTGAGGCACTCAACCAGCGTCCACAATTCAAGGTGAAACAGGGTGGTTCTCGCGAGACGCACGCTGTAGCCGACCTGGACGAAGCTCGCCTGTCAATGTCCGATTTCCAGAGCAGTTCTCTTCCAGAGATGAGGCTTCCTCAACCTGAGCCTCAGAACGCGTTAACTGTCTCAGCGGAGACCATCACGATTACCCCCAAAATCCAAAAGTTCTGTCGTGACCTGCAGGAGGACAACTCTCTCAAGGGTGATTACCTACGCGAGCTCAAGAGTTGGGACGAGGTCATACTGAGCGACGATGACATCGGGTACATGCTATCTCAGCTGAGCGAGTTCGACAACATTTGTGCGTACCTGCGGTCCATCAAGGCATCGCGAGCGGGTGGGTCGGAGGAGCCTACCTTTTCTAAGAAGGGTGGCCAGAAAAACAAGCAGCGTGGCAACAAGCCAAGTGTGTTGTCTGACGAAGATCTGTAGAAAAGGTTCTGGTGTAACCAATGGCGCTAGTTTCACAACTTAAAGCAGTAAAGGATATGGTAGATGCAGCTGCCACTGCAGCTACCGTTGCCGCTGGCAGTGCAGACAACGCGGCCCCTTTTGCTTGGGAACGCGATTTTACAGGCTACCGCACTCCCATGGTGGTGACTAGTACTCATTGGGATCGCCTGCAGAAACAAATAAGGCTCTTTGTTAATCCACGGGAAATGACATGGAATCTCGCTAAGCGTGAAACTGTGTCAAAAACCGCTGCTGGTGCAATCAGAAACGCGTGGCGTAACCGTTATCGTGGTACATACTACGATGAGCCTACAATAAATATCACATTCCAGACGGGCAACATGATGCCTGGCGCTGGGGTGCCTAGCTACTTATTCAAACCCGGCTACGCGGATGTGCTGACAAGTATTCTACGCCATCCCCCTGTTCCGCCAGGCATAGAGGACTTCTACGATTTTCTAGAGTTGATTGACCAACCGATGCTCGATCAGAACAACAGGGAGAATCGGCACATCTTGCGAGTGAACACACGCCTGTTTCCTCGCATTACTTTGGAAGGGTACTTCACGCAAGATCCAATTACGTTCGTTGAAACAGCAGACGCGGCCAACTCCGTGACGTGGAACGCCACGTTTATGGTGTACAAAACGTCGCCCAAAATCTGGGGAAGGAATGCCGCTGAGGGCCTTCGTAACGCGTACTCAAACGCCATTCTCAATCACGGTGCCATGAGTGAGCTCCTGCCTCAAAGCTTCGATTTGGCGGAGTTCAACAAATACTGGGCGACAGATAAGGGTGCGACCCCGGACGACCAAGCCACGCCGTATAAGACTACGAAGTTGGACTCGGGTACCACCAGGAAAAAGAAGAAAGTTGGCTTGGTAGCTACGCCTCCAGGTAAGACAGCAACTCCAACACGAAACACCTCTGTGGCGGGAGACTTGCTGCAGCCCAGCACAGTAGACCCCAACGAGGAGATGGGTAAGCAGGCCCTCGCTGCCACAACTAAGATCCTCGGGGATTACAAAGCCGCTGGTGATCAGCCCGGAACAAGGACCGACGAAACGATCACTCAGACAGAATACTGGCCACAGCTGCAGGCAGCCATGAACAGCCAGTTTGCCAGCAACCCCGGCGATACACCTCCTACTGTGGAAGACATCAACGCGTTCACTGCATCATGGATGAAACAGAATATGGAGCCAGCAGACCTAGCGAAGTACGACGTGCTGCTTCATCGCCTCGAGAACCCGTAGCTCCTCTCGGTTTCCTTCACCATCCTCCACAGCTTGTCCAAGTAGGGCTTTGGCATACCGCCAGGATCCATTCCATCCGGGCAGACAAAGTGCTTCAGGTCAAACATTTCTCGTATGTTGGGGGCAATGTCCAGCCGTGCAGACTCCCCGGCCCCGTCAGAATCCATCGCGAGTATCACCGTTTTTGCTCCTGTGTTCAAGATGTGCATCCTGTTGTCAGGATGGTAGTTTCCTGTGCCCAGTATAGACAGCGCAGGGATGCCGTAGTTCACCAGACGAATCGCGTCGTAGGGGCCTTCTACCAACACTACCACTTGCCGCTTCATGCCAATAACGTGGTCAAGTGGGTAGAGTGCCTCCGCCGAGGACATGTGCTTGGCGTTCCTGTAGGGCGTGTCCAGCTTCCCCCCTGGAGGTGCTTTGTCTGTGCGACGTGCTACCCATCCCTCGATTTCGCCGTACATAGAGACAGGGAACAGCACGCGCTCACAACGGTCCTTGGGGTTGATGTCGTCGTACCAGCGCAGAGCATTAAGCTGTTCTAGCGTCTCCAATGGGACGTGCCGAAATGGTTTCACCCACGGTTCCACGTCCCAGGGGACCTTCACTTCGGCGGCTGCTTTCTGGATGCGCTTCTCGAGCTTCTTGTTCAGCAACAAGAAGGGGTCGGGCATCGCTTCATCAGAAAGCTGATCTCCATTGATGTGTGCCGCCAGAGCGTTCCAGTTCGGCCCTTTTACATGACAACCGAAACAGAGGAACGCACCATCCCATCGACGGATGGAGAGACTTGGTGTCTTGTTGTCGTGCCCTCGGAAGCAGAAGGTCTTCAGGTTTTCCTGGCGCCCGTCTACTCCAAAGACCATCATGCCCTTGGCATTGAGTTGACTGACTATGAAGTCTGTGAGGTCTGTCATTGTTCAAGTGCCGAATTACACAGCTATCTTGTAAAGTAATACTAGTGGAGCGACTGCGCTCTGCCAACTATTTTACAGTGCGAGGAGAGAGATTTGTCCATCTTCGACATTCCCAACGCAGAGCGGATTAGTGCTCCTATCCGCAAAAGCTTTGGTGATATTCGCTACATGCGGCGCAAGATAGAGCACCCTGAGTACATTCAGATACGTGCGAGCAGCTTCCCAATTTGTCCTCGAGCGTACGTTATCTATCGTCGCCTCCCTGTACGGAAGCGTCCTCGTAGGGAGGAGACGTTCATCGCAGAGAGCTCGGCCTGGATGGGTACCGCGTTGCACCTGGCGCTCCAGAAATGGTTTGCTATCGAGGGTCAGCTTCATGGTAACTGGGTGTGTGTCAACTGCAAGGTAATTCGTCGGCATCAGACAGGAATACAGGTGTGTGGTTCTTGTGGCCGCGAAATGGTTTACCATGAGTACGCCATCAAGCGCACGAAGGACAATCCGTTCAGTGGGCACCTTGACGGTATCCTGCGCACCCCCGACAACTACCTCATCGATTTCAAGGGCTCGAGTCTGGAGAAGATTCGGGAGTACAAGGCAGCCAACAAGCCTAAGGAGTCGCACTACTTACAGATCAACGCGTACGCCAACTACGTCAACGATCACTTGAGTGATTTCGGCTTAACAGAAAAGCTGAAAAAGATAATTATCATCTATGTAGATAGGGGTACACCCTGGAAAACGTGGCTTCCTATGCAGGTGTCCATCAGCCGCCATATTTACGAGGACGTACTTGGTCGCATTAAGCTCGCGGAGGAGTGCTTAACGAGTGGAAGAATCCCACGTGGTCTTTGTGTGGAACCTTCTGACTCCTATGCTACCTACTGCCCTTGGCGTACTGTTTGTTTCTCACCCGCGATTGATGGAATTTTGAGTAGGAAGGTAGAGATTGAAGGACAACCACAGGAGAGGTCGGAACACGAGCTATTCATCCTCGCATCGTTCTTAGAGTCCCACTAGTGAAAGGAAGAGACATGGCTGATCGTGACCAACACGAAGAGATTCCATCAGACGAGACGCCAACAGAGAAAGGATCAGACGCGCAGAGTACTGCCGGTTTTCAGAGCGCTTCCGAGTTTCTGGACAACGAAATTGATTCAGTTGAAGACATCAGTGAGCTCAGCATCGAAGCGCTCGTTGTGCTTTCCATATTACGTATTGCCAACCATTCGAAGGAGCTCCGGGTGAACATTATCCGAGCAAGTCGTCTGGTGATTATAGAGTTGGATGTCAAGGAGGAGGATTTAGGGCAGGTCATCGGTAAGGATGGGCACACCGTGGACGCTGTTCGATCCATCGCCCGCTCTGCTTCTGGTGACTCTGGAGTGGAGTACGACATCATGCTACTAGAGAAGGGTCGACGTCCTCAACGGGGAAGACGTCGTAGGTCTCCTGGTCGCAACGACAGGCCCCGTGGGCGCTATCACCGCCAGCGTAGCGGGTACTAGCTAGGGGATTTCAAACAGGTCACCACCTCGGTCTGGGGTAACGAACCGTCTTTTTGGGATACGGCTTGCTTGGGGTTTCTGCGCCATACGTGTCATCTGCTGCTTAGCAGCTGCTGTCTTTGTTTCTTGCAGCGCCTCCATTCTCCTGGCTGCAAGGTCGTCTCTTTGCTGAAGCGCATACTTCGCCGCATTCACTAGGTGCTTGCAGAGGTGCGGGAACATCTGTCTGTTGCGCACGATAGGTCTATTCCCGTTGGACAGCATAATAGACGAACTGTTGTAACGTGTTAGAACCACTTCTAAATTGTATATATGGTAAGGGCAGCTGCACCATACCCAAACAGGAGTGGAAGGATCTGGGGGTCCGAAGAATCGCACATAGCTGATTCTTTTTCCGTCTGTACACGCTGAGTAAAGGCGTGCCTCGTTGTAGAAAGTTCTGTCTGGTCGGTAATCCCGTCTGAACCCATCCCTGCTTCCTACGTTGTACTCTTTCCGAATTATGTGGCACTGGGAGTTGGCTCTCTTGATGATCTCTGGGTAGCGTGCGTTGGTGGCGAACACCAGCTGCTTGAGGTTCATTCGCTTGATGGGGGTGGCCGCGTAGCGTTTTTTTGGCATAATATTTTCGACCTTGTAAATTTTGTTTGACGAGAAAGCAGATCTACGGCATCATCCTAGATCAAGGGTGCTCTTTCAGAGAGTAACTAATCCTGGTGGATGGGTCAACCAAATGTATGTCACAAATCAGAGTCAAACAGAAAACTGGTCAACATTCAACGACTTAGCCAAACGCACTCTTGGATACGATCCGTTAGCGAAAGCAGATCTAACGCAGTTGTTTTCCCAGATCGAGCAGTTGGTGTTTCGTGGTGTAGACCATCTTCTACACGCTACCACCTTCGTTGAGGACAACCTCTGCTACCTGCTCTCCGAGATTGCGTCTGGGGTCATTAAAAGTAGGAAGGTTTACAAGGGAAAGCGCGTTCGCAGGCGCATCGCGTTAAACGATGAAGTGGAGATGGGCGCTGAGAACAAACGAATCTTCGGCATAGGCTTCGACTTGTTCAAGCTGTCCCGTATGGAGCGGCAAGCAGCTGTTCCCTTTTCCAAGCGTATCATTCGTACCCTTCGCATCTCCACAAGTCACTATGAAAACATCTTGATAGCGTTCGCCAAAGTGGGAGCGGAGTACATTGAAGTTTCCGACAAGCTCGCTGAGGTAACCCTTCAGCTGATCCACAAGCGGCAGCAAAACGACAAAAGGTCCACTCAAAAAGGTGAGGCCGACGAGCAGGAGCTCACAAGGTGTGCAGAGAGCCTTATCGACCAGATGGACCTTCTCGAGCTCGACATGGGTTGTGTAGAGTCCAACCTCCTTTATGGAACCATTCGTGCTGTGGTACGAATTTTGAAACGCGTGCGCGGCCTTCAAGAACGTATCTTGAAGGCGTACTCGCGTTTGGTACTCAAACCCGTAAAAAGCCGTGCGCAAAGCGAAATGGAAGCCCTCGACCTCTTCCAATCAGGAAGCCTGGGCCTCGCACGTGCGATCTCCCTGTACGACCTCCGATGTGGTACAAGCTTTCCTACCTTCGCCAACTGGTGGATCCGCCAGAAAATACTTGGCAGCGCTAAGCACAGTGGCTCCCTAATTAAACTCCCCGGCTCCGTCATCGAACGCTACCAGGAAATAATTAAGGCGGAGCGTTACTTTGAAGCAGACCCTGAGCTCCGTGACTCCTACACCACCGCAGACGTTGCCAAACATTGCAATACCACCGTCAAGTCCGTTGAGCTTGTGAAAACGAAAGTCCGTGGCACCAGAGTTGTGTCCCTGGAATCTATGGCGACAAGTAACGAGGACGGCTACGAGAGCGAATCCGCTGCCGACAAGGCACTGCTGGATGAATCGGTGGAGGAGGAGGAGGAGCTCCAGGCTGTATCAGAGTTCGTGTCGCAAGTGCTCAGCCACGTTGACGAAGGGCAGCGAAACCTCGTGTGTCTTCGCTATGGTATCATCGACCGCGTGGCCACAAGCCCAGACCCACGACAAGAAGTTCGTGAAGTCTTTAGGCAGGCTGCTTGCAAAGCTATCATGCAGAAATCGATGTCCACGCTCGCCAACAGTCAGACAGCGTTGCTACGTGTGGAAGAGCTCCCCGCTGATTAAAATAAAGCGGAACCTCAGAAACCATCCCCTACCTTGTAAAATACGTGAGTACAGCTTGCAGCTACGACCGTGACGCTGAGCTTGTGACATTTACCAGACAGTGAAAAGGAGCACACAGTAATGGCCAGCAAAAAGTCACCATATCCACGGGGACGTCGTCCCATTTCCAATGCCCCTGGTGGCGGAACTTACGCAGATAAGTGGCACCAGAAGCTTGACTACCTCGAGAAGCCGAAGAGGGGCAAACCGAAGGAGATCCGCTTGGTCGGTGGTATTTTTACCATCTTCCAGCATTATGTGCGGTTCAAGCGCAAAGACGGAAGCAAGAGCGGTTTCTATGAGGTGTGCCCGGATTTTGACTGGGACACCGGACAATTTAGGAAGGGGCCTGATGCGTCGTGCCCCCTGTGCGCCGATTTCCAAGACGACAGCCTTCCTCAGGAGCTTCGTCTGCTTGGGTCCTTCCGTTACTACATCGAAGCTTTCGACATCACCGCAGCCAAAGAAGGTCGGAAGGACGTCTTCGGCGTCCTGTTCACCAACAAATATGGAAAGAACGACCTGGCGATGATCGGTGACATCATGGGCTGCGAATTGGATGACCCCCAAAAGGGCACCTCCGTTCTGTGGCACTACGACGAAAAAGCTCAAGACCCGAAGGACCGCGTACGCTTCTACCAGGGCAACAAAATGCCTGTGAAGTTTGACGAGGAAAAGGGTATCTGGATGATGAAGGGTGGGGGCAACATCTTTAAGGGTGAGCCCACGCCGTTCGATGAAATTGTCGAGGTCAAAGATCCCGACACGATCCGCGCAGACCTGAAGCGTCTTGGACTGTACGCTCGTCTTGAAGAAGTGATCGAGGTAGTTGCAAGCCGCGATGAGCCTGGCAACGACCGTTCAGGTAGCTGGGGTGACTCTGAGTCTGCGAAGCAATCCAGGAGGCCCACTGGTAGTGGACGACCAGCTAAAGCTAAGGCTGCCCCACCTCCTCCAGCGGAAGACGAAGCGTGGGGCGACGACGACTCGCCATCGGAGCCATTAGAGTCTGCTCCTTCTGACGAAGGATGGGGCGAGACAAGCGTTGCTGCCAGCACCGATGACGCGTGGGGTGACGACTCTGGCAACGGTAAATCTGCCAGCACCGATGACGCGTGGGGAGATGAGACTGCTGCTAGCGCCGACAGCGGTGACAGCAGTGAAAGCGGTCCCGAATTCGATGACACCCTTTTCAGTGACGACGGCTGGGGCGACTCTCCCAGTGAAAAGACCTCTTCCACTGTTACTACTAAAGCAGTGGAAGAGGACGACCCCTCGGGGTGGTAGTAGCGTGTGGTGACGGGTGTTGCTTGGTAGAAGCATTCGAGACTTTGCCGGGAAAGTTTTCCCAATTTCTTGGGATGCTGCTTTGGCACTGCGAGATCTCGACGTCGAATTCTTTTTGTTGATTAGCAATGAAAGTACATTGTGTAGTCAACTTGAGGAGTCTCTACTTGGCTTCATCCGTCACCGACGTTTACTGCTCTACATTGCTAGGGTGTCCCTTGTAGACGACCCTACAGCAGCCACACAGCTGGGTACTGCGTACGTTCCTCAAGTACGGTTTTACCGTGGTGGCCGCGAAGTTGGTCGTCATCGAGGGATGGCTACTTACGAAACTCTGCGCAAGCTCGTCGGCTTGCCTTTGTAGAGGTACCATGTCCAAAAAGAAAGACAAGCTAAAGATAGAGATAGTGCATCCTGCGGAAGCAGCTTCTGCCGCTTTTGACGAGGTGGAGGAGCTCGACTGCATCAACTTACGGCAAGGACAGCGCGTAAAAGATGTGCTCTCTACCGGAAGCCTTTCCTTGGACTTGATTACTGGTGGCGGCTTCAAGCCAGGCTTGATGGGGACCACCTTCGGTCCGGAGGGGAGTGGTAAATCTACTCTGCTCACTTCCATCCTGGCTAGCTCTCAGTTGATAAATATTCCAGCTTGCCTGTACGACCCTGAAGCGGGGTCAGATCCCGTCTACATGCGTACGATGGGCGTCGACCTAAACTACAAAGTCAAGTTCAAAGATGGCAAAAAAACCATCGAGCGTCCAGGATTCTTCTACACGCAACCAGATACCGGAGAAGCGGTCTACCGTCATATCCTTCGTGTGCTTAGCAAGATGCCTATCGTGGACGACGGTCCACCTCGGATGCTTTTCTTGGTGGATAGCTTCGCAGGGATGGGTAGTGAAGAGGTAGATGAGGTCGGTGACGGTGGCCGGATTGCTGACGAAGCCCGGATGCACAGCTACTTCCTCAAACGCGTAGTTCCGCGCCTGCGAAGACGTGGTGCATTGCTCATCGGCACTAACCAGATGCGTACCAACATTGGGGGCTATGGAGCTCCCCAACACGAATCTGGTGGCAAAGCACTTCGATTCTGGCCCGGGTACAAAGTGCGCTCCTCTGTGAAGCGTGTAGAGCCCGACAAGATCGGTGTTCAGACGGTACCTGTCATCTGGCGAACGACCAAGAACAAAGCGTTCCCACCGTTTCGCAGCACAGATATGCGTCTCATGCTTGGGCGCGGGTTGGACAAGTCCTACGACGCTTTCTACTTCCTGAAACACCTGGGTCTCCTCGAGATTCGTGCGGGTAAGCAGAAAATCCATTTGGAGGGGTACGATAACAAGATACTCAGTTGGGGTGACTTCCGTCGCACAGTGGAGCATCCAGACTTTCGTGCTATGTGCTTTGCTATGTTGCGGGAGAACGAAACGTACCGCACCTACTTCGAGAAAAGTAACGAGTCTACCTACTTCTACGATGCCGATTACGACGTTCCAGACGAAGTAGACGACAACGACGAAGAAGACCTCAAACAGCAGGTAGCAGATGAAGCTGCGGAGTACGAAGAAACCCGCGTTAACCGACGCAAGGTTGGCAAAAAACCTGTCAACAAGAGTAAGCAGGAAGATCACGCTGACCTTAGCTTCGACGAATCGTTTTAATGGCTAGAGGATTATCATCTATTACGGACGTATTTAGCTCGGTTTTTCTGCTAGTACGACGCCATGCTGATGGTACCTACGGGGTACTACTCATCACAGCTGCGCCAAGTTTGCGGAACCGTGCTCTACCGTTCGACGCGTTAGCGCCAGGGCTCTACAAGTTTCGGTGGGAGCGTGATGATCTCAAAGAAGTAGCGCTTCTGCTGCGCGGTTTAGGCTGCTATGTCTTCCTCTACGAATATGAGTCACTTCAGGATTGGAGTGCTCCTATAGCGGGACTGCCTTCATACGCAGGACGTCCCGAGGACAGCCCTCTACGTGAAGTCGCGCAGGCGCTCCCAGATTGTCAAGTGTACGTGGAGGTGTTTGGTGGACGGGCGCCTCTTCTGATGGCTCGAGAACCCGCTCCAGTAGAGGTATTCAACGACTACGCTCGGGCTGCTATTACCCTTTTCCATACGTTGCGCGATCCATCCTCTTTCAGTTGGTTTTACCTGATCAGCCAACTCGTCCCCCCGACCAACTCCTTCCTGACTTCCCACCTGTTTGCAGTGTGGGAAGAGCAGAATGACCGGGATGCTGTGTTAGCTGCGTATGCGTGGTACTGCTACATGCGTGACGCGTTCCCTGCGGTGGAGCTCGCTCCTGCACAGGAGACACTGCCCGATACCACCTCTGATAAAGTAATGGCTGCGCTGCGTAGCGTAGACCCGGTTCTGCCGCAGCTGCATAGCCGCCTGTACCGTGTGCAGATAGAGCATAATACGATTGAAAAAGTGCTGCAGATCAATGACGCCCCGCACACCCTTTTCTGGGTGGACCCTCCTTTCGAGGGCATAGGAGCGCTCGATCTCGACGGCACACACATACTACTCAGTTACTTGAACACCTTGAATGGTACCGTCGCTTTGTATCAAGATGGTACCGTTTTAAACCCTCACATTCGCTCGCTGATGCGTGGTGACGCTCCATGGGCAAAATGGAAAGCGCTACGTTTCAGCCACTCAACAGTGTACCTGAAACAGTGTACAGAAGAAGCCTGAACAAAGGAGAGAGTCATGGCAGAAAAGAAAAGAAAAGTTCTAGATGAGATGCAGATGAGGAAAGCCACAGGAAATTTCTTCGAGGAGCACGGGAAGAAGGTCATCACCGCATCCAAGGTGAAGGAGTACTTCAGTTCCATCGGTCTCCGTGTCGACGGTACCCTCGCGGATTCCCTCGCGAAAAAGTTCACCCAGATGATGCTCGATTCCGCCTTGCGCTGTGTGGGTAACAAGAGGACGACCGTCCGTCCAGTAGACCTGTAAGCACCACGGTAGTATGCCAACGTTTTTACACACCTCTGATTTGCACCTCAACGCTCTGCGTCGGTTCAGCCAGTTTTATCTGGGCCGTGCAAAGGCGTGCCTTCGCCATATCCAGAATATTGCGGAGGACCGTGAGGTCGATTTCATAGTAGTAGCGGGGGATATCTACGACCGACGTGATATTACACACGCTGAGCGCCTGCTCCTGTCGGAGTGGCTCGCTGAGTGCCGTGTACCAGTTGTGATGATCAGCGGTAATCACGACAAGCGTTCTGTGGAAGTTGGCGACACCTGTTTGAGTTACCTCTCCGCCTTCGCACAGCGCTTAGGGAATCACCTCGTTCACGATGGTGAGCCCAGTGTGTACGAACGCTTCGGTTGCTACCTGGTGCTAATGCCTTACCAGGGATGGATGGACCAGGAACTTTTCTTGATTGTGCAGGCATTGCTGGAGGACTACTGCACCAACCCGGATTTACCGGTAGTAGTTGTTCTTCATGAAGCAGTGCAGGGCTGTAAAACGGACGTTGGTTTGAGCATCACCAAGGCGAACCAAATCCGTATCGACAACAACCTTCCTTCTGTGACTTACTGGGCGATGGGCGACATGCACATCTGCCAGTCGTTACTGGATTGCGCGTGGTACTCTGGGTCGCCGCACCAAACCCGTTTTGACGAGGTCGCGGAAAAGGGCGTGCTCATTGTTGATACCAACCGCCCAGCAGATCCCGAATTTGTTCCTGTTCCGTCCATCCCTCTTCGTATCGTTACTGAGGAACTCGAGGATTGGCCTCCTCCTGAGGAAGCGCTGATCCAGTTTCGTCCAGAGGGTCCTTTTCCCGAAAACGCTCTGCCACTGAACGTTGAATTTCATCCTAGTGTGGTGTCGCTTGAGCGTCGCCAGGATCGCGACCAACAAATGGTCACGGTGGGAATTTTTGATGATCTTGAAACAGCGTTGGAGAGAGCCCACCTTCCAGAAGATTTGTACCCGTTGGCATGGCGGATTGCCATAAAGTTGGCAAAAACAGCAGGCGTGACTGTAGAACTTCCAGACAGATACCAGGTACAGGACAATGATGAACAAGGATAACTTGCATCTAGCAGCGAAGTGGCGTCCTAAAGCATTCGCTGAGATGGTGGGGCAAGTAGAGGTAGTAGACAGTCTGCGTGGCATGATCATGAACAAGAGAATCGACCCTGTGTTGATTTTTCATGGTCCGTACAGTGCAGGTAAAACAACGCTGGCGCGTCTCGTAGCCTACTACATCAACTGTCAGAAACCCAGCGGCATTGAACCTTGCGGGGAGTGCTCTAGCTGCAAGCAGATGAAACCCGTATTGTTGGGTAGGTCTGAACATCCCGACGTGACAGAGTTGAACGTAGCACTGCATGGTGGCATTGATGAGATTCGCCGCTTAGCGTCCATCGCTCCTCAAGCACCTCGGTACAACTTTCGGGTGTTCATCCTGGATGAAGCACATCAGATTACAGGTGCTGCTTTCCAGGCGATGCTCAAGATGCTGGAGGATCCACCTCGGCGCACACGCTACATTCTGTGCACCACCAACTTCGAGAAGCTACCCTCCACCATTCGTAGCCGTGGAGAGATTTTTTCGCTCGAGCCGCTGCCTACAGAAGCCGTGGCGAAGCGTGTGTATCAGATCGCCGTCAAGGAAGGCTTTCAACCTCCCAATGATATGCTGAAGAAGCTGTGCTTGCAAATTGCTACCGCTAGCGATGGGCATCTTCGTGATGCCCTCGGGCTGCTCAGCAAGGTTATCAATCACGCTGAAGCTGCGAAAGGCGAGACATCCAACTGGCAGGAGCTACTCACCAAGGTGGTAGCGCAGTCGACCGAACTGCAGACTTCCGAGGTCATCAGACGCTACGTGGGTGCTGTGGTAGCAGGCAACCTGCCGATGGCGCTGCAGGCACTCCAACACGTAACCAATCCAGGCTACTTTACACAGTGCGTGCTCGAGACGTTCCAGCAGCTGTTCTACTCGTGGATTGACAAAGATGCCTTGTGCGACCCAGGAAAAATGTGGCTGCTCAAGGGTGTCACTGCGCGTAAGCCACAGTCGACGGAGAGTTTACCACTCATTCTTGACGACTACTGCACCGTGTTAGAGCGCACCAAGTTGTACTCTACCGATTCTATTGCACTGCTTGAAGCAGCTACTTTCCGTACAATGAAGCTCATCAAAAGCTGGTAGCCTATGCCCTTCATTGAATACGAGTCGCTGGAGTTCGAGAACGCCTACATCTACCGGAAGTGCAGCTTCCCGTTGGCGAATCAGGGACTCGTGTTGGTGCGTGGGTTGAACATGGATGATGGTGGTTTTCTGGGTGCGGGGAAGTCTTCCATCTTCGAGGTGTTTGCACAGTTGCAGGTAGGTAAAGGGGGCAAGCGGGACCAGCGGCGCGGTGATCATAAATCCGATATCGTCAACTTGTTTAGCGGGGCCGACATGTCGGCCACCCTGAAGTTGCGTGTTGGCGGGCACCCTTACGAGATACGGCAGTACCGCCAGCACCACCGGTTCAACAATAAAGTGATGGTGATCGATAGAGAGACGGGCCAGAACGTCCTCCCTATAGACGCTTCACGTGCACCTCACAAGTGGATCCGTGAAGGGCTGCTATCACTTGACGAAACCACCTTCTTCAACCTTATCTACTTGGTGCAAGAGCTCAACAATGTCATGATTCATGGCAAAGAGTTCGAGCGACGTAAGCGGTTGACAGTGATGTTCGACCTGGACATTTACGACGAGTTGTACGTGTTGGCCAAGCGGATGCTCTCTATGCACGAGACTTCGATGTCCGACTTCGCGCAGGTGAGCAACGAGCTTCGAGAGGTTAAACAGAAAATCTTTTCGATGCCAGATTTGGTAGACCTCGAGGCTGACCACGAAGCAGCAGAAATAATGTTGGAGCATCTCAAGGACGAAAACTCAGAGGACACCGATGAGTACACCGAGGTGTCTTCTCTACACTCGAAGCTGCAGCAGCGGACGTCTGGGCGTAGACAAACAATGTCTCGGTTCAAGGGCAGCGACCTGGTCAAGACGTTCGACCACCCAAAGGACATCACCCAGAAAGACGTTGACCGTTGGAAGCGTAAGTACGACAATCTTAATGCGGAGTATGCTTCGGCGCAGTCTGACCTGGAGAAGGTAGAAAAGCGTGAAGCTCTCCGGGCGCAGTTACAGAAACTCAGCGACCGAGATGCAGAAGAGATACAAGAAGACCTGACAGAAACAAAGACGAAGCTTACCTACCTCAACCAGGTAGAGCTTCCACAGGCAGAAGAGCGCCAGGGATTGATGATCAAACTTCAGCGGCTTGCGGAGCCCACGGCTCCTTTGGATGAGCTTGTTGAGGAACAGGACGCAGCTAAGCTGCGCGAAGCAGCCCTAGAGCGCGACGTTAAAAATTTGGACACCGAGCTTCGCCATGCTGCGTGTCCACATTGCAAACGTCCCTACGATCTGTCCGCAGAGGAAATTAACGCCAAGCGTACCGAGCTTGCCCAGCTTCGTGACGAGTTGCAGAAGACCACTTCGAGGCTGCACGTTTTGAAAAAAGAGATAAACGACGGTCGAAATGCAGAGGGAATTCGTTCCCGCTTGACCATGTTCCAGACCAAGCGTTCTCCAGAAGAGGTGACAGAGGACATCCGTCTACTTAGTGGTAAGGAGCGCAGGCTTTCCGCTGAGCTTGAGACTTCACGACGCCGCATAGAAATCGAAGCCGAGCTTGCGGCTATGCCTTCCGACAGCAAGGATGACTTGGTGGAGCGCTGCGAAAAAGCGCGCCGCGTTGTAGACAAGTACCGGGACCGCTACGAGACGGGCAAATTCATCGTAGAAAAGCTGGAGGAGCTCAAGCAGCTTCCTCGTGGTGACATGCAGGAAGTGGAAACTAAGTTGCGGGAGCTCCGTAGCCGGTTGAAGCGAGCAGCCACTAAGATAGCGGAGGCAAGTAGTGATGAGGCTCATCTGCGTGAGCGTGTGAACGAGCTTCGGCAGCTGCTTCGTCATGAGAAGGTGCTCAAGCGTACCCTACGCAAGCAGGAGGCCCTCATTGCTGAGATTCGTTGTCTAGAGGCTTTGCACAAGTCGTTTGGCAGCAAGGGTATGAAACAGGATCGTTTCGATGCCATTTTGTCCGACGCAGCGGAGCGCACAGTTCCTGCGTACTCCGACATTTTGTGGCCAAACAGAAATGTATCGCTGCACTTGACAGACCAGGAGGGTTCCCTACAGTTTGGGCTTGGTCGGCGTCTCGAAGAAGTGTCTACCAACAGCAGCTTGCTTTCTGGTGGTGAACGACACAAGGCTGGACTCGCTTTTTTGTTCGGCCTCCGCGACTTGAAGGAGCTCTACACAGGTAGTAGCTCCAACGTGCTCATCGTTGACGAGCCGTTTGGAAACCTGGACCCGTTGGGTACAGAGGGTCTTATCTCGATTTTTGCGCTGTTAAAGCAAAAGTTTGGATCGGTGTTCGTGATATCCCACCGTCCGGAGGTGCTATCACACCCGATTTGGGACCAAACATGGTGGGCGATTCGCGAGAATAATAACGCAACACTTTATCTGGAAGACCCGCCTGCGAAATATCATCAAATGGCGTCCGAACTTGTAAAACAGTAGTAGTGAGCAATGATTGCTAACGCATTTTTTCAGCTGTCCAAGGAGTCACCAGAGATAATTCAGTGGCTTCTTGATGCGATGCCTGGTGTTGACTCGATTGAAATACCAGGTGCCAGTGGTGGGGAAGTACGGATTATTGCTCATAAAAGTGACCACATTAAGTACAGAACTCTTAGTGGTCCACAGATTCTAAGTCGACTCGAACGCACCGCCGACAGCCCTTTGGCTGTAGCAGTCGCCTGGCTACTGCTGTGCTTTCACGACGTCTACTATGACACAGACGACTTTCTGCACGACTACGTGAAAAACGTGTGTGGTGTAAGACTTGAGTGGGTACCGTTTTTCTTGCTAGACGGCAACTTGGTAGCCAGCTGCGAACATTCTGCGTGCAAGGGTAAGCCAAAAAAATCTGACAAAGCCATTTTTCAAGTTGACAAAAACATTGCGAGTGTGCTACTTCCGCTAAGCAGTCCCGAATTAAGAGAACTGTTTTTCGGAAGGCTTCGGAGGATCGATAAATGAGTCAGCCTTCCTCAGTGAAAGCAGTTGGGTTTGCCTACTTCAGCCCGGAAGCTTTTGTGTTAGTCGCCAATCACAAGCAGGATCACATCCATTTGTTTCCTGCGAAAACAAACAACCAACCGTTGAAGCTTCAACAGGAGCGTCGTCGGCAAGTTGTCGCGTTGCGTGCACTTGAGAAGCTGGGGCAGCTTGCACCTCATGCAGCTAATATTGGGCTCGTGGTGGCTTTTGGTGACGCTTCCGACCTCGTTGACTTGGGTGTCCCTTTAATGGATGCAGAGGTAGACGAGGAGGGCAAGATTGTGGGGCGTCCACGTCAGAGTCGTGATGAGCTACTACGCCGTATCGAGGAAGAGGCAGTCAGCCTGAAAATTGATATACCTCTTTCCGCAGCTAAGCGCGCTCGTAAAAAAGCTGTCGTGGCCTCCGCTTACACTGGTCCCACCTTCCGTCAACAGATGCTCAAGATCCGGGATGCTATTCAAGCGTCGGGTAAAAAAGAAACGTTCATCTTTGCGCATGAAGCAGCTACTCCTTCGATACTCCGGTTGATGGGAGACACTACGCGTGAGGATTTTAAGAGCGCTTGCGAGGGGATGATTACCCGTGGTGGTGTTCCCGACGACCTAATCAAAAGCTTCTTTAAGTGGGTGGAAGGCATCGATGGTGTCGGCCCCGATTTGAGCAAAGCAGTAGATATGCTACTCTACTCTGATGATGATATTGAACGTACTGAAGAAGAAGTCGCTGAGCAGTATTGTGTAGATGCGAAAGATGTCGCCCTCGTGGCGAACAGTTACCAACAGTTAACAGAAGACAGCTAGTCTTTAGCGATCCACTATCAAGAGGAGCATTACGAGATGGCAAAAAACGAAGATGTCGTCAAGGGTCTTGACCCAGACCTGTTCGAAGCGTCACTGACCGACGATGAGCCCGACAACGTGGAGCCTGCTTCAAAGGAACCTTCCGAAGAGGAAGTTCCTGAGGGTGATGAACCTTCTACATCTGAAGAGGTTTCCGAAGAAGAGTTGCAGGAAGAAGCGAGCTCAGGCGAAGAGGAAGCTGCTGCGCCCGCTAAATCCGAAGAGGCACCCGCGCCGCCTTCAAAGGAAGGTGATCCCTCGGATGTGGCTTCCAGCTACGAGGTCCAGCGTGGCTTCACGGCTGCCGGTGGAAAAACGTACCATCCCGGTGACGTCATCCCCATCAAATGTAAGCACTGCGCGCTTTGGGAACGTGAGTGGCTTGGTAAAAAGCGGTGTAGCGCAGGGCGTCGTCTTGACGCGGACACCGTCATGAGCGCCGAGCGTTTTTCATGTGGCTCCTTCTTCGTCTGCAAAGAGTACGACGCAGAGCTCAGTACTTTCCTCAGCATGTCGCTTCCAGAAATTCTTACCGTTCGCAGCATGCTGCCAGGACTGAAGAAGATTCTTGGTGCCTCCGACTTCCTCGGCGGCTGGTTAGAGCGTCATGCTGTTGAAGCAGACCTGCGGGAGGTGTTCGCGAATGCCAAGGGCTTCGTGATGTCGTTTAACAATCTGGAGCAGCTGAATCTGGCTGAAGGTTTCATCCGTCAGTACTCCAAGGTTGCTTCCCAGAAAGCGCGTCCGAAACGTCCACCGAAGCCTAAGTTCGAATCAGGCGACTGGGTGGAGTGGAAAGACCTGGTATCTAAAGAGCGTGTTGAAGGGCTCATTTTGTCCATCGCTCGCGGTAACATCATCCTGGCGGGCGTGAAGTCTCACAAGGGGCAAAAGTTCACCTACAAGTACAAGGAATGGAAAAATACACGCGACCCGCAGATCACCAAGAAAACAGCGAGCCCCGAATAACGCTCTAATTACGAGGCAATTACCATGCCGAGAGACAACTCGTACCTCGAGACACTCGAGATAGACACGTTCAAAGCCGCGATACTTGTGCTCGAGGAGCTTGAGAACGCGGCAGGTCCCAAAGTTCGTAAGGGGATCGTTGAGGAGAGCAAATCCAACCCGGTGCTGCAGGAGTTTTTTCTGAAGGCGCTGGGTACCGACAAGTACTACGTGCGCTTCAAGGAGGACGTTCCGTCTGCTGAGAACGGCTACGGTACACTAGAATCGTTCAAGTCATTTCTCATCGCTTTGGACGCGCTTACAGCACGGCGCGTTACAGGAAACACAGCACGCGAGAAGATGACAAACTTCCTCGCCAAGTGCCACCCACGCGTCCGTAAGTGGTACCTGCGCGTGTTAGACCATGACCTTCGCATTGGTGTTGGTCGTACTACCATCGAGAAAATCTACGGTTCAGGTTTCTGGACAGGCACAAAAGAGGGAGAATTTCACTACCACGGATGCTGCCTGGCCAAAGACTTTGAGAAGGTGGTGACCGAGAAGAAGCCTCTCGAATTCCCTGTAACAGCGGAGTTCAAGTTGGATGGTGAGCGTGCCCTTCTTTACATCTTCCCTGATGAGCATGAGCTTCAGGTGCACACGCGTGGTCTACTACGCAAAGCTGAAATAGAGGGTGTAGAATCTCTCATCGACCAGTGCATCGCGTTCGCTGCAACGCTTAACGAGCTACGCGGTGCGCCGAAAAACACACCCCTCTTCCTCGATGGCGAGTTTTTGGCTACTGACTGGAACGAGACGTCCAGTGTGGTGAGCAAGACGGAGACCTTTGATGAGGAGGACTTCTTGGCAAAGACTCGTGTGATTTTGTTCGACTGGGCTCCTGTCGAAGATTACATGAAAAAGAAGTACGAGATGCCCTGGAAGGACCGCAAGCAGCTTCTCATGCGGGCAGCAGGAGCTACACGTTTGTACGCAAAGGTCCGTCAGGCGACGGATAACCTTTACGTGCTTGGACACAAGGTCATCCCTGACGCAGCTGCCCTTGACGCTTTTCATGCCTGGTCCCTTGATGGTGGCTTCGAGGGAACCATGATCAAGATGATGAATGCACCGCATGTGTTCGACCGTGCGCACAAATACGTGCTCAAGCTCAAGCCTGTGAAAGACGAGACCGCCACCATCGTTGGGACGGTGGCTGGAACCAAGCAGCATTCTGCTGCATCTCCCCGAGACAAAAGCATCATCCGCGACGCAATGGTCACCGAGTTCGATGGTGTCGAGGATGATGGTTACTACTTCAACGCCTACGTAGACGATCCGGAGGCAGCTGCAGAGCATCTACGCACGCTTGTGAAAGATGATCGTGACCGTCGAATTTCGACACATCTCGATGGTGCTGTATCCTACCGCTACAGCGAGCGGCTGGGTGCGTTTGTTGTTGACCTTAATGGAGAAAAAGTTAATGTTGGTGGAGGTTTCCTCTTCAAGGCAGGTCAAGACGAACGCATGGAATACTGGCAACGTCGTGCCGAGTTAGTCGGCGTTAAGGTGGACATTAAGCTACAGGGCGATAAGGTCAGTGTAGCAAAAGCTCGGTTTAACAGATTCGTGAGGTTGCGTTGGGACCTCACAGAGTCATCGAACAGTGAAGAAGAAAGCACATAGAAGGAGGCTAAACATGGCCAAAAAGACATCCCAGCAGATCACATTAGTAGGAGTTCGCGGCGCAAAGCTGCCCGTCACCGAGTGCTTGTTGGTAAACGCCAGCGGCGCCGAGTACGTCGTACAAGCTGTGCACAAAACCAAGGGACGTGCCCCCAACAAGCTCCGCACGTACACACTTCCGAAGGCGATGGTACAGTACTACTTCGCAGACGAAGATCTTGCGAGTGATGCCGAGGTGGAGGCTCCCGTAGCCACCGCCAAAAAGGCTGCTCCCAAGAAAGCTACCGACGCGAAGGCAGCCGACGCGCCCAAGAAGCGTGGTCGTCCAAAGGGTAGCAAGAAAGCTACCGACGCGAAGGCAGCCGACGCGCCCAAGAAGCGTG